TTATTTTTTTCTTCAATATACTTGGCCCAAGCATCTGCAGTTGATACTCCTCCTTGAGGATAGCTCAGCTTTCCGTCCGTACCTACAGTTGCCACACCTGATTTCACTGCGTAATCTTCCCAGTCATCTTTAGCTGTAGCATATTGTTGCAAGGCTGGACCTTCTTGTCCGTATTTACTAACATCTGTTGGATCAAAAGACTCATGTCCAACAAGTGTACTTATGCCCTTTGCGCTGTCACTAAGGAACGTATTATAGTATTCTTCTGGAGTCATCCCATAAGCACCTGCTACATTTTGAGCTATATTATACCCAATAGCGCTGTCTTTAGAAGTATTTCTTGTTCCCGCTTGCGCATCGGCGAATGTTTTATTCTCTATTGCGTTCATTTTGTTTTGTTTCTCAGCTGCTGCATTTAAGTTACGAGCCTGATTTATAGATTGTAAGAACGTATATGCATTTAATCTTTCCATTTCTCCTTCACCAAGTCCCTCAGCAAGACCCGCCTTTGCGAAAGTAAGTGCTGAGTCAGCTGCAGGACCGAGACCATATTGAGCCTCGTATAGTTTTCCTTTATCTGTATAGCTAGGGTTATTTGCAGCAATGTCTTTTGCAAGTGCTTCTAGCGACGCGGCATCTTTAATTCGTACTACTTTTTGATTGTTCATCTCGTAGTACTTACCAAAAGGAACCCACTCACCATCAGCTGCTACTGCTGCCTTATCTTCCTCTCCTTGTTGTTTTTTAATTCGTTCACTATTGTGACGAGCTGCAGTTACTTGCGGTGTTGTGAGTGTTCCATTACTTGACGCTGCAATTGCCGCATCATTTGCAAGAGCATCTTGTTCGTCTTGTGCAGCTTGTGCAGCTTGTACAGCTTGTGTAGCTATATCAGCTTGTGCTCCTTCCATAGCCGTTGTAGCCGAAGGTCCCGCATCAGATTCCTGAAAGCCAGACGCAGGTTGTGTTCCCTCAGATCCCGTCGGAGTCGTGCTTGTCATGTTTGATAGGGGAACCTCTATATCGGATGTTCCTGTGCGGGATGACATATTTTCTATACCTGAACCGGGAATATCTGAACGTGTTCCTGCAATATCCGAAGGCATGTTAAATATTAGATTTCCATCGTCATCTCGTGCCTGTCCAATAGTACTAGAGAGGTTCGGGAGCGCATCAAACACATTCGTCGTAGGAGGCTCACCCGGATTTAGAGAAATAGAAGTTGGTTGTTTCCTTGATACTGCATCTGGTTGTGTTGCTAAGTGTGCTTGCATAAGAGCATACTGTACCCAAGCATACACTCCTAGATTATAGGGAACTCCATTTTCATCTAGAAGAATTGTCATATCTCCACCATTATTAAGAACAGCTGTTAGAAAAGGCATATACATGCTAGGTATAGTATCACCAATAGCTCTTCCTATTTGATCATACATCTGAGAAGTATCTTTTTGCCAACTACCCGCATTTGGGTTCCAAGGGTCTTGACTATCTGAACTAACCCATCGCCATGCTGCCGGAGATATTCCTTGACCTAAATCAAAATCTACTAGTTCCCATTTACCAGAAGTAGTATTTAAAGCCCATTGAATTCCACTTTTTGCCATTTCGTCATTAACAGGAGGCATTGTACCGTCATAAGGATTCCAAGGATTTTTAGATAGAACACTGTTATTAATCTTATTAACTATGTCGTTAGTTATTCCTAAAGATTCAGATCCATATAGATTTGCAAAGTTTTCATTCTGTCGCATAATTTGACGTAGCCGCCAAAAGGTTCCCATTTGTAACTCAATAAATTGTTTCGTACCATCAATAGTTTTAACTAATGCGTTTATCTCAGGTAGTCCAGTCAAAAAATCGTACTCTTCTTGTGTAATAGCAATATTAGTTGAAGCTGGTTTGCTTGTGTCTCCTGATATTGCCATGTAGTTTACACGCATTGTTAGAGGTGTTGTCACTACTGCTGGACCATCACCATCACCTTTAACAGGTGGGGGAACAGGGGACCCACTGGCTGCTGCAACTGTAGTGGAAGTTGCTCCTGTAGTGGTATCTGCATCACCTTTAGCAGTAGGTTCGGTAAACGGATCAACTTGTATAGATCCTTCATCTCCTTCAAAAGTAGTAGATGCTACAGAGGGGAACGCTACCGTATAGTCTACACCTGTTATATCGTTCCATAGTTTTGTATTCACATCCATGTCGGAAGGTAAAGTAAGCCTTTCTCTAATTGCTGTTGACAGCGCCATTAGCTTTATAATTGACTCTCTATCTGGAAAACTTCTTAATTGTGTTCCATCTGTTAACGTGCCAAAATCCCCTTCTCTTTCAAAACCAATTGCGTTCCATCCTTGAGGATTTTTAGGAATAAGTTTTTTTATTTGTACTGCATGGGCATCGCTTTCTTGTAGTATCTCTCTTGCCATATTTGGGTCAGATGAACTTATTACATCTAGAAATGTTTGTAATGCAGGAAAGTAATCTATATCCACCGAGTAGTACATCGGACTTAATTGAAATCTCCTTGGTGCATCATAAATTGAAAGTACCATTAACGCTCTCCTTGCTTATCTATACGAGTAAGCTTCTTTTCAATTTCGGCAGAAATTTTAACTAACCAGTCTGGACCGAGATTCTGTATTATATTTGCTTTTTCTTGTGGTGACATTGCAACATACGTTGAGCGCATCATCGAATCAATAAGTGCATCTTCTGGATATGTTTCCAGAATTCTACCTCTAACTCTTAATACAGAATCAAAAATAAAATCATCTATTTTTTCAGGATACGACTTCTTAGCCATTAAACCCCCAATGGTGGTTGTATGTTATCTAGTGGATTTTCTTGTACAGGAAGTGGGGTAGCATTATCCGCCATACCTTGGTCAGCTCCTAGTTGTGCTAAGAGTCCTTCCATCTGCATTTGATCTGGTGGAGGACCCATTGGAGCTGGAGACTGTGGTGCTCCCATTTGGCTCATTTGACCTCTCATCATCATATCGTCTTGTGGGGGCGCACCTTGTTCTGCCGCCAAAGCTAACTCATCCTGTACCATTTGTTGAATACTAGAACGCTGTGCAATAGTTTGTAATTGAGTCCCAATAAGTTGTTGCATAACTGATGGATCATCTTCTGCTCTTGTAGACAAAATTTCATCTCGCCATGCCTCTGGGTCCTGCGCATTGAGTAATCGACGCATAACAACTTTAGTTGGCATAAGTTCTGAATTCTTAAGTGTAGCGGCAGCTGCAACATTTCTAAGCTCTTCAAGGGGGAACCTTGCTCGTAAGTGCACTTTGGTGTTTCGCATCCCCTTAGTATCCTTGCCCTTTATATTGAAGGCAAAAGATTCTACGTTATCTTCTGAGTCCATGCGACCCATAACTTCAATAGTCTCACTCCAAGAATAACGCTGTGACAAACCTACTATCTTAGAGTTAACATCTTCTAGTGCCATCTGTGCGTTTTCAACAGGTTTAAATATTTTAATAAGAGAAGCTTGCTGTTGTGCAATAGTATCAATTCCGCTAGCTCCTGCCTGTGGTAATGAGAATCCTTCTTCGTCAACTTGTATACGAAAGAAGTTTGTTAGTTGGTCTAGGTCAGGCAGTGTACCCCTGAATTGGAGGTAGTACACATCCTCGCCTTCGAGGATCTCGATTGTACCTGACCCTGGCTCAATGTCTACTGGCTCATCATTGACGCGCCGAATAACCATTGTCGGGTCTGCGTATAGGTCGGCAATACGCATATGTCTGTTAAGAAGCCATTCCATTTCAGACACACTATCAACTAGTGCGTAGTTAACAGAAAGACCCATATTTCCACCTAATGCCGAAGTAGTCTTTGCACAATGGAATATTGTGAAAGGTAGACAATCGTAGAATTTCATAATCGAAGGTCGCATAACAAACTGCTCATGTGCGATAACAGCGTGAATGATTTGATCACCTTCCCATGCCCAGTAGTCTACTACTTCAACTGTTTTTTCTGGATGTAGAGGCACTGTCCAGTCAAGATCTTCATCTTCACGATCAAGGTCATTATGGTTTAGTGTAACGCCCCACTGTTCTTCTACTTCATACACCTTCATTAGAGAACGGTGTACAACAGCCTTCCATTGTTCATGTGTTCCTCCAGCTATAGGAAATACATCATATGGGTCAAGATTTTTTATTTCAACTGGAAAGTGGTACATAGGGCGGTCACCTTCAAAATCTTTATCATCATCTGAATAAGTATTTCGTGACCATGTAGTTCTCAGTACACCCCAACCATAGAGTAACTGATTGAATATTGCATCATGAACAGGATTAGAACCCCATCTACGAGTGTTAAGTTGGTACACACTATGTAGCATCTTAACTACTTTATCAGCACGAGTAGATCCAGAAAGTACTTCAATGATAGGATCTTCTCCTGTCATCATAGTGTGCGCTCGTTGTACTGAGGAAAAAGGAATATTGAGTGTGACTAAGTGCTCGTTCTCGATGTTTGATGCGCCGTCAACTTGTGCACTAAAAGGAATATCTCCTTTAGGAACTGTATGGTCATAGTGATCTCGATAGTACCATTTTTCTTGTCGTAAAAATTCTGCATTTCGATCAGCGTAAAAGTTCTTACCCCAACTTAAATCAGATAACATACGGTCTAAAAATCTTTCATCACGTTCTTGACTAGCAGCTATTTCTGCTTCGCCCTCTGCAACTTCGATTCCTTTAGCGTATAGTATTTCTCTCATTATCTATGCCTCGTACCAAAGTGCTTCTTCATAATCTGTTTTCGACGTGGTCGCCCTCGGCTAGTAAGACTCACTACTTCTTTTGCCATAAGTGCAACTCCCATACTACTCACTCTATCATCACGTCCTGTACCTTCTGCACCTGTCTTTTGCCCTGTTCTTACATATGACTGAGCTTCATATACAAAATCCATCTCTCTAACTTTTAAAGAACGTTGAGCGATTTCAGTTTGTAACCGACTCTCCATTATTGCCTTTGTTTTGGAATTTGTAGGCCAACCCTGTTTATTATCGCCATCCCCTGTCTTTTTATCTTTCTTGTATGTAAAGATATTTTCGTATTCAAAGACGTTCTTCAATGCAGATAGCACTGCGTAGCCGTGGTTATTTCTTTCCACAGCTAGCAATGCACGATTAAAACCTCTACCTAACGCCGCAAGAAGTCCTGCGAAAGTATCCGGATCATAACGTCCTGCAATACTTGCATACTGTTCCCCGTTTGCGGCATCAATTACTTGTGCCACTGAAAGGTCTCCGTTAGGTTCACCACCTGCAGGATCCGCACCAACTATAAAACTCTGTCCTACTCGTGGTATTGTCCAGATTTTTAGTTCAGGCCAATTCCTTTGTAGTTCATGTAATTGTCCGTTTCTTTTAAAAACTTCATTTATAGATAGCGGATCTTCACAATGTGTCTCTGCTATATATTGTAACCCATCTAGGTCAAAAATGCAACCCCCTGTAGTAATAAAAGATTCCAAAGGGCTGGAAGGATACTCTTGTTGAAAAAGCTTCTCATCTGTATAACTAGACTTCTTCTCATCGTACCAATCATCATCTCTTCCTGGTCGTAAATGGTAAGGGAGGAACACTCCTTCAAAGCCATTATCTCGTGCTTCAGCCCCTTTCCACATTTTGTAATAGAAGTTACCTAACCCATTAGCAGTACTAACTCCAATGAACTGACCACCCGCATCTATCGTTGGTGATAGAGCAGCCCAGTTTTTCTCAGCATGTGGATGGAATGCCCACTCATCTGCAATAACAACAGAGGCAGTTTCAGAACGTCCTGCGTCTTCAGTAGCGGGTAGTGCGAATACAGAAGAGTGATGTGTTACGTTCCCCTTCTTATTACGCTGCTCGAATTCAATTTCTTTTTTATTGTCATTGATTAATGGCCGCCATTTGCGTATCCATTGGGGTAATCGAGAGTATTGGAACTTTACTTTCAGAAGAAGTTTCTGTGCTTCATCTTCTCTTTTAGATAACATAAGTACGTTTGCGTTATTAAAGAAAAGTGCTTTATGTAATGCGTA